AAAGGATTACAGACATTTAACAATGTAGACGGTAAAAACTTATCAGAAGTGGCAGATGCCACAAAGAAAATGGTAATGGCTATGGTATCAGGAGTAGCCAATGGTGGAGATTTGGCACAAGGTGTATCAGGATTAAGAACTTATGCCAAAAGTATGTCTCAGGCGCTAGATGATCTTGACAAAGACAAATTATCGTTATATACTACAAAGTTAGAAGAATTAGCAGGAGCATTTAGAGAAGTGAATACAAGCATGAGTGGAGCAATTACATCATCCGGAAGAACTAACAAAGACAAACTCGATGCGATAAGTACAATACTTCAAGAAATTAAATTAGTAATGGAAGACGTAGCAAATAGTAACAAGAATATTTCGAGAAAAACTACTAATTCAAACGTTTACAATACTTAGGATAAAAAATGAGTTGGAAAAGATATTTTACGCAGGTCCCAGTAGGCACAGATGTCACAGGTAATGCATCACCAATGGGATCAACAGCATCTGGTACAGCCGGTCCGGCAAGAACAAATTATTCATCATATCTACCAGATGTGTACACAGGTTCACCAAACAGGATTGAAAGATACGGACAATACAACACAATGGATTTAGATTCTGAGGTCAATGCGGCTTTAGATATACTTGCAGAATTTTGCAGTCAGCAAAATCCTAACAACAGCACAGTATTTAAAATGCATTTCAAACAGAGAGCAACTAATTCTGAAGTGCAAATATTAAAACAATACCTGCAACAATGGTGTAAAATGAATGACTTCAACAAAAGAATGTTTAAAATTTTACGTAATGTGTTCAAGTATGGCGATGCATTTTTTATAAGAGATCCTGAAACTAAAAAATGGTTCCATGTTGATCCTGCAAAAGTAACAAAAATTATTGTTAATGAAAGCACAGGCAAAACTCCTGAACAATATATTGTTAAAGATATAAATTTTAATTTCAAAAACATGGTTGCAACAACACCATATCAAACAACAGGCAATGTGACAGGTGGTGGCTCTGGATATTTGACAGGCGGTGCAAGAGGTTACGTAGGAGCAAGTGGTCATGACTACGCAACATCATCTGGATCAAGATTTTCAACTGGTATGAAAGAAATTGCAGTTGATTCTGAACACGTTGTACATTTAAGTTTGTCTGAAGGATTAGATAACAATTTCCCATTTGGTAATTCATTGCTTGAAGCAGTGTTTAAAGTGTTTAAACAAAAAGAATTATTAGAAGACGCAATTATAATTTACAGAACACAAAGAGCACCCGAGAGACGTGTGTTCTACATTGACGTTGGTAATATGCCAAGTCACCTTGCAATGCAGTTTGTTGAAAGAGTTAAAACAGAAATTCACCAAAGACGTATTCCAAGTGCAACAGGTGGCGGAACAAGTGTAATTGATTCAGCATACAATCCATTATCCACAAACGAAGATTACTTCTTCCCGCAAACTGCTGAAGGTAGGGGTTCTAAAGTTGAAACATTACCTGGTGGTACAAACTTAGGCGAGATTGATGACCTCAAGTTCTTTACAAATAAATTGTTTAGAGGTTTAAGAATACCAAGTTCATACTTGCCAACAGGAGCAGATGATTCAAACAGTCAATACAATGACGGTAGAGTGGGCACAGCATACATCCAAGAGTTAAGATTTAACAAATATTGCGAAAGATTACAAAACTTAATAGTAGAAGAGTTTAATCAAGAATTTAAAAGATACTTGTTAGAAAAAGGAATCAATATTGATACATCAATGTTTGATTTAAAAATGCAACCACCAATGAATTTTGCATCATACAGACAAGCAGAACTAGATAATCAAAGAATATCAACATTTACACAGTTGTCAGCAGTGCCACACGTAAGCAAACGTTACGCATTAATGAGATTCTTAGGCTTGACAGAAGAAGAAATGGCTGAAAATGAAAGACTGTGGAGAGAAGAGAATGATGATACTTTAGGTGCTAGACCTACTGAAAGCACAGGCGAATTGAGAAGTGCAGGAATCAGTGGAGCAGGCATACAACAAGATTTAGATAACGTAGATCAAGAAGCAGAAACAGGAGATGAACCTGCAGGCGGACAATCACCAATCGGTGGTACTGGTACAGCAACACCAACACCTGATCAAACAGGCGGCACTGGTGGACAAACTCCTCCTACTACATAAATATTGTCATGATACTGAGAGAACTTTTTTATTTCGATAAAAATACATTGGAGAATGGAGAGAACAAAGGTTATTCTCCAAGCGATGACCAATCTATTGTGTCAAAAGATGATACACGTAAGACAAGATTAACACTGAAGCAGATCAACAGAGCCAGAATGGCAGGCGAATTTCATAAAGAAGAGCAAGAGAAAGAATTAGAATTCATCAGAAAAATGTATTCTGCGGACCAACAAGCAGAGATTTAACCATGTCAACAGCATTTGTGCTAGGCAACGGCACAAGTAGGCAAGGAATTGCCTTAGAACCATTGCGAGATTATGGCAAAATATATGCCTGCAATGCCGTGTTCAGAGAGTTTGATCCCGATTATCTAGTGGCTGTTGATGCCAAGATGATATTTGAGATATGTGGGGAGAACTATCAATACAAAAAGCCTGTATGGACCAACGAAAACAGAGCCTTTAAGAAGTTTAAGAAGTTGAATTACTTTTCACCACCCCTTGGTTGGAGTTCTGGACCAACTGCCTTGCACCTTGCCACTAAAAATGCCCACACAAGACTATATCTATTGGGTTGGGACTTCGTTGGCACAAGGGAAGGCAAGTTAAACAACCTATATGCCGACACCAAGAACTACAAGAAAAGCACAGACGTTGCAACCTACCACGGTAATTGGATGCGTCAAACTTGCATTATTCTGCAGAAAAATCCACTAAAGAGATATATACGTGTAGTCAGAGATGGTAAATCGACGTTCAAGGCGCAAGATTTACACAAATACGCGAATTACAGTGAGATTACTATTTCTGAGTTCAAGAATACACACAACCTGCCATAAACAGGGCCATTTTGGGCCTATTACCTACCGTTTTGACTAATTAAAACTAAATAATATTTGACAGTACTATAATCTTAACTTACGGAGGAAAAACAGATGTCAGAACAAAAAAATAAGTTCGAAGCAATGTTAGAAAAACTCGTAGCCGATGACAAACAAGGCGCAGAAGAGTTATTCCACGACATTGTTGTAGAAAAATCAAGAGAGATTTATGAAAATCTTCTTGAAGGCGATTTAGAAGATGCTAAAGTTGAAGAAAAAACAGAAGAAACAACTGAAGCAAAAGCCAAAGAAGATAAAAAAGATGAAGCAGTAGAAGAGAAAACAGACGCTTCTAAAAAAGAAGAAGATGCTGTAGAAGAAAAAACTGAAACTTCTGAAAAAGAAGAAGACGCTGTAGAAGAAAAAGCAGACGATTCTGAAAAAGCAGAAGACAAAGTTGAAGAAGTATCTACTGATGAAGCAGAAGAGAAAGCAGAAGAAACTGCTGAAATCCCTGCTGAGCAACAAATTTCGCCAGAAGCACACGGTGGAGATGCAACTGATGATATGATCGGTGATATCGAAGCAGACAAAGGCGAAGAAGGCAACGATGAAAACGGTGAAGAAGACATCGAAGACAGAGTTGTTGATTTAGAAGATGCTATTGATGACCTTAAAGCAGAATTTGAAAAAATGATGTCAGACAAGGAAGATGGCGAAGGCGACGACGAAGACTCTGAAGGCGACGAAGAGAAAGAAGACGAAGCAATCGCAGATCAATCAGCAGAGGGAGAAGTAGAAGTTGCTCCCGAACTTGGTGACCAACCAGCAGTTGAGTCAAAAGAAGCACCAAAAACTGCAACAGAAGAAATTAGAGAGTATGTGAACAAAGTAAGTGCATCAAACACTGACGGTTCAGATAATTCTAAATCTCCAGTTGCTGGTAAAAATGACATGGGTGGATCTTCAAGCAATATAGCACAAGGTGGTGAAGAAGCAGGTTCTAAAGCACCAGCGGCTAAAGAAGAAGATGCAGGCAATGTTAACAAACCAGGTGCAAAGGCTAAAATGAGTGCGGCACCAAAGGCTCAGACTAAAGCAGATGATGACGGTTCTGCTTCAAAGTCAACATTGGGCAGTTAATAACCGTTAGGATATAAAGGATGTTATCATTACGTGAGACGCTGACCTTCGACCAAGCAAAAATAGTCGTTGAGTCCAAAGATGAAAACAACGGAAAATCCCTTTACATGAAGGGTATTTGTATACAAGGTGGTGTGAAGAACGCTAACCAGAGAGTATATCCCGTGAGTGAGATCAGTAGGGCTGTCAGCACACTTAACGACCAAATAACTGGTGGATATTCAGTGTTAGGCGAAGTTGATCATCCGGAAGGTCTTAACATTAATTTGGACAGAGTCAGCCATATGTTAACAGATATGTGGATGGAAGGTCCAAACGGATACGGAAAATTAAAAATATTACCGACCCCTATGGGAAAACTAGTTGAAACAATGCTACAAAGCGGAGTTAAACTTGGTGTTTCTAGTAGGGGATCTGGTAATGTTAAAGAAGACGGATCCGGACAAGTATCAGATTTTGAAATTATTACAGTAGATGTTGTTGCACAACCAAGTGCACCAGGAGCCTATCCAACTCCAATCTACGAACAGTTAATGAATTCTAAAGGTGGATATAAGGCGTTACAAACAGCAAGGGACACAAAGGCACAAAAATATCTAAAAGAGGCGTTGGTTAACATAATCAACGGACTCAAATAGTAGGAGAAAATAAATGTTAGATGCACTGAAATCACTCTTCGAAAACAACGCAATTTCAGAAGAGATCAGAGCAGAGATTGAATCCGCTTGGAATACCAAAGTGGAGGAAAACAAACACGCAGTAACGTCAGAACTTCGCGAAGAATTTGCGAAGAAATATGAACATGACAAAGCACAGATGGTAGAAGCCATCGATGCTATGGTTAATGAAAAGTTACAGGCGGAAATTGCTGAATTTGCCGAAGATCGTAAACAGTTGGCTGAACAAAAAGCCAAGTATGCGATTGCAATGAAGGAAGATTCAGCGAAGTTGAAAGGCTTTGTGTTTGAAAGACTTAAATCTGAAATCAGCGAATTACACGCAGACCAAAAAGTTATGGCAGAAAACTTCCAGAAACTTGAGGAATTCGTAGTTGATGCTCTATCTAAAGAAATCGCAGAGTTTAACGAAGACAAACAAGACGTCGCAGAGACGAAAGTACGTCTTATCAGAGAAGCAAAAGCACACTTTGAAAAAGTAAGAACGAAGTTCATTACAAAGAGTGCTGAAGCAGTGACTACTATCGTTGAGAAAACATTGAAAAATGAAATTTCTCAATTGAGAGAAGACATTGACGCGGCTCGTAAAAACGACTTTGGTCGCAGACTGTACGAATCTTACGCTCAAGAATATTCACAATCTTTCTTGAACGAAAAAGGTGAGACAGCAAAACTTCTAAAAGTAGTTGACACAACAAAACTACAGGCGGAAGAAGCGAAAAAGACTGCTGAAGAGTTCAAGGCACAGGTTGACGCCAAAGAGGCTGAAATCAAATCGCTAAAAGAATCAGCAGAGAGAGAAAAAGTAATCAACGACTTGGTAAAGCCGTTGAATACAGAACAAAAAGATATAATGACAAATCTACTGGAGAGCGTGGAGACTGGAAAGTTGCAAAAGCAATTTGAAAAGTATATGCCAGCGGTTATCAATGGTAATTCTCCAGCGAAAAAACAGGCATTGAAAGAAGGCACAGAAATAACAGGCGACAAACAAGAAACAGTTAGTAAACCCGTGGGTCAATTCAACGGTAACATCGTTGATATTAAAAGACTTGCAGGGATATAACATTAAGGAGAAAAAACAATGTCAGAACTAACAGAAGCTCGCTGGCAGGATACAAAGACAGCATTACTAGAAGGTCTTTCTGGTAATCAGAAGTCTGTAATGGAAGTGACTTTAGAGAATACAAGATCGTATTTGAACGAAGCCGCTACGGCAGGTGCCACTTCAGCAGGTAATGTTGCAACTTTGAACAGAGTGATTCTACCAGTAATCAGACGGGTTATGCCGACTGTGATTGCTAACGAATTGGTTGGTGTACAACCGATGACTGGCCCAGTTGGACAAATCCACACTCTAAGAGTAAGATACGCTGACACAACATCAGGTGGTGCAACAACAACCACTGCTGGTGAAGAGGCGTTATCACCGTTCAAGATCGCAGAAGCATATTCTGGAAACGACGGCAATCCGGCAAAAGGTGGCGCAACAGCGGCATTAGAAGGATCTGCAGGTAACAGATTATCAATCCAAATCTTGAAACAAACAGTTGAAGCGAAAACTCGTAAGTTATCAGCAAGATGGACTTTTGAGTCTGCTCAAGACGCTCAAGCACAGCAAGGTATCGACATCGAAGCAGAAGTAATGGCGGCATTAGCCCAAGAAATTACTGCTGAAATCGATCAAGAGATCTTAGCATCTTTGAGAGCATTAGCGGCTACAGAAGAAACATTCGACCAATCTGCTGTGTCAGGTACGGCAACATTCGTAGGTGACGAACACGCGGCTTTGGCTGTATTGATCAACAGAGTAGCGAACAAGATCGCTCAACGTACAAGAAGAGGCGCAGGTAACTACGCAGTAGTATCACCACACGCTTTAACTGTACTTCAATCAGCAACAACTTCAGCGTTCGCAAGAACAACTGAAGGTGCATTTGCGGCTCCAACTAACAACAAAATGGTTGGTACGTTAAATGGTGCTATGAAAGTATACGTTGACACATATGCCTCAGACGCAACACCAGTATTGGTAGGTTACAAAGGTGCATCAGAATCTGATGCGGCGGCGTTCTACTGCCCATACATTCCGTTGATGTCTTCAGGCGTTGTTCTTGATCCAACTACTTTTGAGCCAGTAGTAAGTTTCATGACTAGATATGGTTATGTAGAGTTATCAAACACTGCATCATCACTAGGTAATGCGGCAGACTACTTAGGTGAAGTAGCGATCAGCAACGTTTCTTTCTCATAATAGAGAGCGAAGCAAAAATTTAAAAGGGCGGCTTTATGTCGCCCTTTTTTATTGACTGAATATCCACATTTTTTTCAAAAAACGGTTGACTTTTATTTTTTTGATGCTATATTGTAAACATAAGCATTAGGAACGTAATTAATTCCTAATTATAGTGCAAGGAAGAGGCCTTTACCAGAAGGGTCGAACTTGACTAACCAGGGGTGGTACCCAGGCATTATCCGGAGAACGGAAGGTGTCACATCGCAGTCACTGGCGGGGTTAGGTTGTACGTATTAGAATGGTATTCGGGTACGTGCTTGTAGGTGTAACCAAGTCCTACCTATTTTGCTTATACTTTCTTATACTACCATTTAATTTTTTAGTTGTCTTTTATCTTTCTCAACAACCAATCTAAATACTTTTATGCATTGGTTAGTAATCTACTTTTACATACAAGGTAGTTGGATAGCAGGTGACTTTGTTCGTCCTGATGGTTGGAGCAGTATTGCTTACGACACTAAACAACAGTGTGTTGAAAAAATGTATATGGCTAATGAAAACCTACAAAATACTGAAGGTTTACAAAATAAGGCTATTGCAATTTGTCAAGAATATAAACCTGGACCGTTCACAGCAACACCAAAATTCTAGTTGACTGTTTACCAAAATTGTTGTATAATGTGCATATGGATTTTATACAACCAATATTTGTAAATCAGACTAGTGACATCGTGCAGGGAAAATTAGGACCTGACAATGCAAGTTTTCCTTTACAAAAAATTAATGATGCAATCCAGAAAGATATTGACGTTGGTGTAGAAGATTTTCTTTTATTTGTTACTCCAGACAAAAAAACAAATACTCCGGATTGGAAATTTCAATCAGATGTTGTTAGTCATATCAAATCAAAATTTAACAAACAAATAAATTTAGCAGTTGATGTGTGTATGTGTTCTACTACATTAGACGGACATTGTTGTATATTAGATAAACCACAAACCACCCAAGCACTTTTTATAGATTTAGGTCGAAAATTAAAACAAGCAGGTGCTGATATTTTAGCACCTAGTGATATGCAAAAAGACACTGTGAAAAATTTAAAAATTGAAACACAATTACCAATACTGTCTTACATAAAGTTTAGATCAAATTTTTACAGTTCATTTAGAGACCTTGCAAATAGCACACCTAGTTCAGAAAGATTTTATCAAATCAGTGTTGCTGATCCTCACAGTGCAAAGATCATTGCTTCGCAATATGATAAAGATGGTGCTGATTACTTGATGTTAAAGCCTGGTATGACAACTATAGATTTAATCAGTATGATAAAATGTAATACATATAAACCAGTTGGAGTGTATCAAGTCAGTGATGAATATTTAGGTTTGCCAACCGATAAACATCTTTATGAAACATATCAAATATTCGATAGAGTAGGTTGTAATTTTATGGTTACATACGGTGCAAGAAAATTAGTAACAATGGTTAGTAAATATTAATATGCATGAAGAACTACTAAAAAAATTTAAAGATTTAAAAAATAGACTACCTATTTGGAGAAAACAACATGGCATATTCCAAACAGATATCATGCGTATTGAAAAGAGTGCGGAAAAAACATACAATGAGTACTTAGATGTGATGATAAAATATAGGCAATCACGCAAACAACACTATGCAGATCAAGGAGCTCAAATACTTCAAAAAGGCATAGAAACTCTAAATAAAGTGTCAAAAATAGAGTTATTAACATCTCTCAGCAAAAGATAAATATCACTATAAAAAACGTGCCGTACATAGAGTACGGACTTATGGGGACAACACCCCGTAGACCTAGAACGTCAAAGGAGAAAACAAATGGGAAGACCACTTAACAAAAGGCTGTTTACAACAGCGGCTGGCGGTGCAACTGCTGGTGCAAATGAAATAAAAGTAAACTTTAATTCAGGCGGTGGAGTAAAAGAAGGTACTATAATTAGGCAAAAAGGATCTAAAAAATTCGTTGTTGCTGAAACAGGTGCCGCAGATACGGAACACACTTGTACATTAACTACAGGAAAATTACCTGCCAATTTAGCGTCAGGTGAGATGAGTATCTCTGTACAAGGTAACGATGGTGAAACTTACACAGTAAGTAAAATTGCTGGACGTAAGTTAACAGTATCAGCGCCAACATCTACTGGATCTAACGCATTAGACGGATTATCTCTAAAATGGGATTTCGCGGCGGCTAGTGCAGGTAAAGTAAAAGTTGAAGAGGCTGGTGACGATGACGTTGCTAACACAGATGACGACGACTTTACAGAAGATGCATAATGAAGACTTTGTTGTGGGGGCAACCCCACAACATACTAACAGGATTTTTATAAATGAGTAAATTTTTAGTAGTCAACGATGGTGATTACACAATAAAAGTACAGTCGGGAGGAAAAATTACACTCGACACAGGTGGATCAACAGGTAGTGTAGAAATTACAGGCGATTTAATTGTACAAGGTGATCAAACAACCATCAACACTCAAGAACTTGATGTAGAAGATTCTATTATTAGAGTAAACAGAAATGATTCGACTCCAGGTGGTGTTGCATCTCCGGGTGCTGGTATAGAAATTTACAATGGTTTAGGTGGCGGTACGGCGCAAGGTGATGATGACCAAACTGCTCCAATGTTTTTATTCACTAAAGATTTCAATCATTCTTATTGGGGATCATCAGGAAACTTATCACAAAGTGGAACTTTTATATTAAGAAGCAAAAGTTCTAACACAGATTTAATTGGTTTAAGAACGCACAATATAAATTCAGACACAGGTATTGTTTTAGAGCCAGGCGGAAACACAACAATAAGAATTGAAAAAGTAAACTATGAAACTTATCTTTCAAATGACAATGATATACCAAACAAAAAATATGTAGATGATGAAATTAATGCTATTACACTTGGTGCCGCATTTCCAAGAATTGTAGACGGTGATAGTGAAATAAAGATTTTTGATAATTCTACAACAGGTGCAGATTCAAGAATTGAAACAAAAATTGACAATGTTTTAAAATCATTCATTAGCAAAGATTATTTTGATGTTTACAGCACAACAATAAACTTAAATGAAGTAAGAATTGAGCAGAATGAAATTTCTACTAATTCTTCAAATGAAGATTTAATCCTTTCAGCACCAGGCACGGGTAGTGTTAAAGTGTCAGACAGTATGGTAATCAAACTGCGTCCAAACGTGTTAGATCCACTTGCTGACCCTGTATACAGCACAGAAGGTATAAAATTGTATGCTAAAACGCCAGGTGTGGGTGACTCAGGATTATTTTTTGTAAATACAAACGACGAAAGAGACGAATTGATCAGCAAACAACGTGCTTTGGTGTTCAGTCATATGTTTTAAGGAGCAAAGATGGCAATAAACAACGTAACAGTAACGCAAGGTAGCAATGCTCAAGTGTTTGCATCTGGTACTGTGCCAGCAGGTAAAACTTACGGAGTAACAAATATTTTAATCTGTAACACTGCGGCAGAAGACCAAACAGGAGCCAATGATGCAAGATTTAGAGTTTTTGTTGTGCCTAACGGACAAACATTTAACGCCAACAGCAACATGATAATCAATGATGCACTTTTACCAGGGGCAGAAACTTTTATCTTGGATTCAGAGAAATTGATGTTGACTGCTGGTGACACAGTTGTGGTTGAAAACACAGCAGTGAACAATGTAACTTTGATTGCAACAGTAAGTTACCTAGAGGTATAATGCGATATCTAAAAAGACAATCAACCAACACTAGACTA